GTGAAGTCAGGCCTGAAGAAGCTCATCGAACTTCGCTTCGGAGGTAATATTGGCACGGGCACCGGCGCGAATTTCCATCTGCAGGGGCAAGAATTCAAACGCTGTATTGAGATGACCGACTCGCCGGTGTTCCAGAGGTTGACCTATCTCTACTGCTTCGCCTGTCGCACGATGAACGGTCAGATAGGCGTCCAACGTGTCCACATTCTCGGGGGCCTGCAAATAATCCTTGCTGAGGTTTGTCTTTATCCGACTAACAAAGACACTATCCCCGGCCTTAACCTCTATGTCGGGCAATCGGTCCGCGATGTATTCATCAATCCCAGCCGGATCGAGATTCGGCGAAACGCACTCGGTAAGTATCTCACCGGCCTCCGCCCTAAGTTCGCTTTCGCTAAGAGGCCGCTCGCTCCAAGGCCAAATGACCCGCGGCCCCGCCGACAACAACCTCGTCCCGGTGCAGTCGAGCCACCCCATACCGTTAACTTGTTCCCAGCACGACCAATTAAAATCTGGCTGAAAAGTCAGATCGAACGCGACCCCTTCGACCTCCCCCTTTCGGCTTAGGAACGCAATGTCGATCAGTTTCTGAAACCGCGCCCGTTCACGTTTCTCCGTCTCCATCTCCGTCTCCCCATCTCTCACCTCCAACCTCCCTACCGCCCGGTGCAAGCGCGAGGCTTGCTGTCGTCGTTCGCCGCCGCGAAGGGCGCGGGGATAGGCTTGTCGACGACGGCCATAGTTCAGTCTCCCCAGGATTCAGATTGAAAAGTTAAAGACGCTAACGACTCTAACGACATGGGCCAGCACCACCTCATAGGCAGGGTCGGGCGCGACAGTATGGGACGCATCCCCGGCACTTTGGCAATTGGGCAGGGCATCAGTTTTTCCGACGGGCCAGTGGCGTGACGTTGGAACCCGCGGCTTTCGGCTCGCAGAACCGCGCCCAAGCATCCATCATCTTGCGGCGCTTCTCCAGCGCATCGCCGCGCCGATAGGCCCGTTCCGTGGTGTCACCGACGACGTGCGCCAACGCAGCCTCCGCCAGTTCGCGGGGGAAGGTTGACGCCTCGCCCGCCCAGTCCCGGAAACTCGACCGGAAACCATGTGGGGTCAGTTCGCCGCCCTTAAACCCCATGCGCTTCAACAGGCGATCAAAGGCGGCATCCGACAGGCTGGAACCTGACTTGATACCGGGAAACACCACCGCGTCAGGCTCGCCCGACGACAGGTCTCGGGCCTTCTCCAGTATTTCGACGGCGCGCGCCGACAGGGGAACCCGGTGTTCTCGCCCCGCCTTCATCCGGTCAGCCGGAACGGTCCAGACCTTCGCCGCCAGATCAATCTCACCCCATGTCGCGTTTCGGACCTCGCCGGATCGAGCGGCGGTGTAGATTGCAAACTCAAGCGCAATACCGGCCACGGCATCGCGCGACCGCAGTTCAGCGATGAACCGCGGCACCTGCTCAAACGGCAGCGCCGCATGATGGCCCCGCGTCAGTTTCTGGCGCTTGGGCAGCAGATGATCGAGATGGCCCCGCCAGCGGGCGGGGTTCTCGCCGGATCGGAACCCCTTGGCCTTGGCCGCGTCCAGAACCCGCTCAATCCTGCCGCGAAGGCGGGACGCCGTTTCCGGCTTGGTCGACCATATGGTTTTCAGGACTGCCAGAACGTCGGCCGTCTCGACTTTATCAACGGGGAGGGGCCGCAGCTTGGCGGCGTCCTTCTCCAGCGTCGTCTTCCATTGCGCCCGATGCTTCTCATTGCGCCATTGCGGCCCCAGGTCGGAAACCAGCCGGTCAGCCACCTCGCCGAACGTCGGAACCGCTTGGTCGGCGCGCTTGGCCTCCAGCGGGTTAATGCCGTCGACCAGCAGTTTGCGGGCGTCACCGGCCCGCTCGCGAGCCTTCGCCAGCGTCACCGACGACGCCGAGCCCAGGCCCATGTCCACAAGGCGCCCACGCCACTTGAAGCGGAACACCCATTTGCGGGACTGGCCTTTGCCGACAACCAGATACAGGCCCCCGCCATCGGCATAGCGCCCCGGTTCCACAATGGTCGCCGCAGCCCGTGGCGGTAGCCGGTTCATCTCTCGCGCCATGCCCAGCCCCTAGCAGTCCCTACTTCAGTCCCTACTTCGAGCCGGGAATATGCGGGACATTTTGGGACAACACCAGACGGCAAGGCCATACAGGCATTGATTTCAGGCTATTTTTTTAAACGTTGTGGGACGGGTAGAAACGGAGGTTAATCGGACTCTCTGTCCGCCATCTATTCACCCGCTAACGCGGGCTATGCGGCTCACCCGCAAATATCTCCGACATTACCGCCACTTGCGCAGCCCGCTTGGGCTATTTTCCGTCTCCAGAGACGGCTGTTGGCGCAGATATGCCCCTCATTCTCCCGCCCGTCTCCGTTTGCTCGCAGGCGCTAGGGTTTGGCGTGTCCTTTGCCTGTTAACAGGGAATAACAGGGAATATCGCCTGTGTTTTGATAGATGAAGCCTGGCACCAAACAGAGAAAACCCCGCCTTAGCGGGGCATTTCATAGTGCGGCAGCTCATTTCCCTTACAAATTAACAGGGAAAACAAAACGGCCGAGCAGGGAATACATCGGCCGTATCAGGGAATTAAATCACGATATCAGGGAGAAGATCAGCCCATAAACAGAGCCCGCTGATCATCCCAATCCAGCGGCACCTCCTGCCTCATGATGTTCTGCAAAGTCAGACGCTCGTCGGTTAACCCCTCGATGATCTTCGCCTTGATATCGGGAGCCAGGAAAGCCACCCGAAGCATGCGCGCGGCATAGGTTGAGTTGATGTCTTCAGCGCGTGCCAGGTCTTCCAATCGGGTCACCTCGCCGTTTAGCAGTTTGCGCTTCCAGGCCTCAGCCCTAACCAGAGCCGAACTGAGCGCCGGATCCAGATGGCGCTTGATGATAGCATCTGTGCCATTGGGGCCCAGCACGGTCAGTCCGCCGCGCTTGGTAATCTGGATCGGGCAGAAAATGACCGGTTGGTTCTGCTCCTGATCCATCTGCGCCAATCGCATGCGCCCTGCATCGCTGATGGGGCATTCGGTAAGGCGTGCCGGATCCAGCCTGATCTTCAGCCCCTCGCGCTGCACCTCGATGCGGTCAATCACATCACGCACCTGATCCCAGTTTGGAGCTGCCTTGGTCTCCAGCAAGGGAGCCACCGCCTTGAGCACGGCCTCTTCGATTACCGGCGCAGGCACGCGGGGATGCACACCGGCTTCAGACTTGCGCCCCTTCTGAACCGCGGTCGAGACGTAGTACCGGTAAGTTGCTCCACCCTTGCGGCTGGCGCTGACCGGCGACATCACATGCCCTGCACTATCAAAGATCAGTCCACTCAACGTTGCGCCCGTATGAGACGGGCGGGCCTTGCCGGGCTTTCGGGTGCGGCGGGTTTCATCCAGCAAGGCCTGCACCGCATCAAAGGTCTCACGCGAGATGATCCCCTCGTGCTGACCGGGGTAGGATTCGTCCTTGTGCGGGATCTCGCCAATATAGGTGCGGTTGCGCAGCAGGTAGTAGATGGCCCCGCGCTGCAACGGTCCGCCACCGGTCTCTACCTCGTGGCGATTAACCCAACGCTTGGCGCAGATGCCCTTGGCCGAGGCGTCCTTAACCATCTGGTGTACCGACTTCACCTCCAGATAGCGGGCAAACATCCAGCGCACGGCTTCTGCTTCTTGTTCGTTGATCTTCAAGGTGCGCCCGTCAGGGTCATATCCCAGCAGCGGCGTGCCTCCCATCCACAGACCCTTCTTCTTGGAGGCGGTGATCTTGTCGCGGATCCGCTCGCCGGTCACTTCGCGCTCGAACTGGGCAAAGGACAACAGCACGTTCAGTGTCAGCCGCCCCATTGAGTTGGTGGTGTTAAAGGCCTGGGTGATGCTGACAAAGCTGGAGCCGGTCCGGTCCAGCACTTCTACGATCTTGGAGAAGTCGGCCAGTGAGCGGGTCAGGCGATCGACCTTATAGACCACCACCACATCGATCTTCTTGGCCTCGATGTCTGCCATCAGCCGCTTGAGAGCCGGACGCTCCATGGTGCCGCCCGAATAGCCTCCATCATCATAGATCTCGGGCAATAGGCTCCAGCCCTCGCCCGCTTGCGAGAGGATGTAGGCGGCGCAGGCATCACGCTGGGCATGCAGGGAGTTGTAATCTTGCTCGAGGCCCTCTTCCGTGCTCTTGCGGGTATAAATGGCGCAGCGAATGGTCTTGGTTTGCATCAAGCCTGATCCTCACGCAGACCAAAGAAGCGCGGCCCGTTCCAGCGCGAGCCGGTGATCTCACGGGCAATGGCCGACAGGCTCTTGTATCTTTGACCTTTCCAGACATAGCCGCCCTCCACCACCTCGACCTGATGGCGCTCGCCTTGCCATTCGCGCCGGAGCAGCGAGCCGATCTTGAAGCTGTGCGCCACCACGGTGGGCTTGGAGCCTGTCCGGTGCCGAGCCACCAGTTGCGCCAAGCGCTTGTCCAGCGGATGAGATGAGCCCTCCTGTTGCAAACGGTCGGCCAGCGCCCTTCTCATCAGATCGGTCGATCGCAAGGCCGGCGGCTCGCCAAACCGCTCGCGCCAGACTTGGCGCACCTCATCCAGGGTCATCGTCGCCACGGCCGCGACCAAAGTTTTGATCTCGCTCACTGGGTCACCTCGGTCTTGATCGACCAGTAGCGCGTGCCTTCATGCTTGTGGCTTTGGACTTGGTAGCCCTTCTTGCGCAGTACGCCGGCGATCGAGCCTCTGACCGAATGCGGCTGCCAGCCTGTGGCAAGGGTCATGGCCTTCATGGTGGCCCCGCCCTCTTGCTCAAGCAGAGCAATCAGTTGCGCCTGCTTGCTGGGGGCCTTTGCAACCGGTTGCGGCTCTATGTTGTGGAAAGTCAGCATGGTGTTCCTCGGAACATCCGGGGCGGCTTGCCCCTACTGATCCGAGCCCGGCTTGGCCGGGCGGAACACCCACACTAACGCTCCGATTGCAGCGCTAGTCCACCGATGTTCAAAAAGATTTTGCCGGCCCCATTGCCAAAGTTTGGGCCGCTTCCCAGCTGTGCCGTGTTGAACTCAGTAAGTCCCTCAGTTGCTCCCCTTGTGATCCCGTTCTCGGCTTCGGTCTGATCTTCCTCTTCTTGGCTCCGGTCTTTTCATTCTCATTGGCTACGGCCCGTTCGAACAAATGTTCCAGCTATCCATAGACGCCAGAGCAGCCGGTGATGCCGGCCTGCCGTCACAACCTCCCACCCTCTTCGGCTGAGGCGGCATCGTCCTGCAGTGCGGGCGTGCGCCCTCACGCCTGCATAAAGGATTATGTCATGACCGTTTCTGCGCACGACGCCCCCGTTCCGGACGCCCCCCACCTTCCCGCCTCCATTCAGCTGTCGATCGAGTATTTGCCGATCACGGTCCTGATTGCGGAAGGTCGCAAACTCAAACTCCACAAAGCCTCCGACATCACCGCACTGGCCCGGGCCATCGAGGTGTTCGGCTTTCTGGTGCCGGTCCTGATTGATCAGGACAGCAAAATCATCTCCGGCAATGGCCGTCTGGAAGCCGCCCGCAAATTGGGTCTTCAGGAAGTGCCATGCATTCGCATCCGCCACCTCAGTGCGGATCAGTTGCGGGTCTTCCGCATTGCCGAGAACCAGCTCGGACAACTTGCCGGCTGGGACGCCGAGGCGCTGGGGCTCGAACTTCAGGACCTTTCCAATATTGACCTTGGCTTCAGCCTTGAGGTCACCGGCCTGTCTTCAGCCCGCATCGACAGCCTGATCCTGGAAGGGGATGGCGGCGGAGAGAACGCCGACACCCTGCCCGATCGCCCCCATGAGCCGGTAAGCCGTCTAGGGGATCTGTGGCAGCTCGGTGATCATCGGCTTTACTGCGGCGATGCCACCGCGCCAGAAACCATGGCCGCCTTGTTGCAAGGCGATGCGGTGCGCGTGGTGGTCACCGATCCCCCCTATAATGTCGAGGTCGCTGGTCACATCACTGGTTCTGGCAAGCACGAAGAGTTCGTCATGGCCTCTGGCGAGTGACGTGACCCCCTGAATCTCCTCCAGGAATAGCTAGAGTCCGCCCTAACGAAGGACGGACAGAATGAAGCGATCA